GTGGATTCCCTATCTAAAAAAACACCGGCCTTCTTCTGACGAATCAAATCCATCTCTTCAGGCAATCGATCTTGACGGCTAAAATTGCATCTCTTACAAGCTGCGACAAGGTTGTCCGGATCATCTGATCCACCTCGTGCCACCGGAATCACATGGTCACATGTCGTGGCATCTGCTCCGCACCAATAGCATTGCCAGCCATCGCGTTGGAGTATTCGCAACCTCAATTTTTTCCATTGAGTGCTGTTGCTTTTGCGTTGTGAATGAAGTGTCATCAATAGTAATTCCTTTGCTGATGGAATGCCCATGCTTTGCACATTGTCTCGTATCTGATGTGCACATAGCGAATGGTCGCATCGATCTGACGATAAGGATCTAGGTTTCGATAGTGCTGGGATCTCATTTGTCCAAGTCCGAAATGCGAACCGTTACGAGCTGAATAAGACCAGCGAGATTCTTTTGTAATGATCTTGTTGAGACATTGAAATTCTTGATAGTCCAACAATCTTGAATGTGCATAAAGCTTTAAGTGATCTATTGAATAAGTTGCAGCTTTTGTGGCATTTGCCGGTGTTGTGCTAACAACACATAGAGCGGCCAATAGCACCAAGCATCGCTTGCGAGCTATCCGCCACAGCGGCTCGCCCACGAGCATGGAGCGTACCGAACCGCGCAAATACATTGCAACATTGAGCGTGTTCTTGGGCGTGTTCAACAGCCTGTGGATGAAGCCTGTGGATAACTTCTTCATGACTTGCCCCATCCAGTACCTTTGAAAATACTCGGAGTAGCTGCCCAAATGCGTGTCATCGGAATGCCACATGCCATGCAATTGCCAGCATCGACATCGCCATCAGCTTCAATTGCTCGATTAATGATTGCCATTGTGCCGCACTTGTCACATTTGAATTCATAAGTTGCCATCACTTAGCCCTTCGATCTTGGCATCATCGACGATCTTGATTCCGAATGTGCCACAGCTCATGCATTGAGCGAACCACTCATGCTCTGTTAATTCAGCACCTTTCTTCAATCCGTGACGCTGTTTTGGCTTGCCGTACAGCTTGTGACAAATTGAGCAATCAAATAACAGTATGTGCATACGAGCTCCTCATAACGGTTTCAATCGGTTGCAGACTATTGACACCAATCCACCATGAATCTTGATCGCTCTTCTTGTAACGATCGCGTTTGGCCATTGCAATGGGAATCCAGCCGGCTATGTAGTAATCCGGATGCTTGCCCGTCACAAGGATTGCAACATCTGTGATTCGATCTGTTGGATACACAATCAAATGTCCGTCCGCGTATTTCGTCCATTTAACTTCAAGGCCATTGCCTACATCGGCTCGCTCTTTGCCTTTGTTGTCATCCGGTGTGTATGGAATGCCGAAGTACTTTGCCACAGCCCATTCAGCTGCAAGTGATTCAGCGATCTCAGCCACTTGCTCATGAAAATTGAGCCGGCTGTTGTAATGCGGCGTTGATCCAATCTGATGGCCTTGCTGTGTTCGAGCTTTAAGAGCTGCAATGTGGCACATCGCCGCTTCAACATCATCAAGCTTGATTTTCATCGGCAATCACCACAAAACCAAATAATGTTGTCTGTGCGGTCATAGCCCTTTTGATAGCCAAATTTGTCGAATTTGCGTAACTGTGAGCATTTGTCGCATTGCTCGACTTTGTACTCTTCAACGACAACGCCTTCGATGAACATCCTTGCCATCATTGTCTGTGGATTGATGATCTCTAAAAAGTCAGCCATGATCACACCTGTGGCTTCCACTTGCCATCGCTGGCCAATACATACCAACGCGGCACACATTGAGAAGCTTTGGTGCGCTCTGTGCAGAAATAGCCGCCCCAATTCTTAGGCGATCCATCCTTTGCTTGCTTCCAAATCATGTGCCCATGTGCACACTCCGGCGCAGCTTCGATCAGCTGGCCACCGAGTTGCTTTGCAATTTCGTCCATCGATGATCCGAGTGACGGGATTCCAGATTGTTCAGCTTCTTCAGCTGTCTTGTAACTTGGCACATCGCCAAATTTGGTCGTCCAGTAATCATGCTCTTGTGCCACATCAGCTGTTGCAACCTTTGTGCTCATTGATTCAACCTGCTGCATTGTCTCTTTGGTACTCTTTTCAGCACCGCCCATGACTAGGGCCATCACGCGCATCAATCCGCTTGTGACGGTATCTTCGATGAACCAGCGTTTCATGTTGGCGTTGTAAGCTGCCAAATAGCCGTATGCATAATCGATACCGGCCGGCTCTGTCTCTTCTTGATTACGCCATGCCTTAGCTTGTACGAGCACATAACCTTTGTCAGCATTGAATTCAATGATGTGAGCTTCTAATCTCCCAAGCGGAAATGTAGCGATCCAGCGATCTGTGCGCTCTTTGTTGCCTTCGTAATTGTCAAGGAATCCCATCACTTCACCTCGCTGTTGATCTGTGAAATGTGGCGTGTGACCGCGCGACCTCGACGATAGCCCTCACGCTGGCCTTCTTTGTATCCCACGGCGTAGCTGCTAACAGCCCACAAAAGACATGCGATCGACATTGCGATCACAATCGATAATTCATTCATTGCTTTGCTCCCGAATCTGAGAGCTACTGTGTTTCGCTCCCAAGATAAGAGTGAAGCAATAGTCCAGCAAGGTCAAGAATCAGGCGTGATTTTCGGCGTGTCGGTGAGCGGTTTTGGCTTGGATTTGAGTCCATTGCCAGCAAGTACACCGCCAAGAGATCCGGTCAAGAAGATTGCCAATGTTTTCAAAAGATCGATGAAAGCTGCATCATTTGGAGCTTGTGCAGAAATTGGCTGAGTGACAAAGATCAGCGCATAAGTAATGCCGATTGTGACAATCAAAAATACCATTGCAAGAGTTGTGCCAATAATCAAGATCAGCTGTGCATGTACCTCTTCAGGGCTGCGGCGTCGGTGTGGGCGTTGGGAGTAGTGATCCAATGACATCGCTAGTGCAGACTCCCAACGGGATGCATTGCGGCTTTTGGCATTCCGGCTTTTCCCAGCTTTCGAATTCTTGGCATTCATACCTTGTCCATCCCTGATAACCACATGACGAGAGCAATGATGCAAGTGCCCAAATCATCGCCCCCGTCAGTAGTTTCCGGATCATTTCCCCGTTAATCCGAAAGCTGAATCCTTTGGATTGAGCCAACGCAAAACAACAGGTAAAACAGCTGCAACACCGGCTGTGGCGATCGCCTTTGGATCGGTTACGCCGGCCATGTACACAGCAATTGCCGCAGCTAAGAAGCTACGAGCCCAGCTTGCGAGTAATGCTTTTGATTTTTCCATCTTTGACCTCTTTCTTCGGCTTCGTTGCCGATACCTTTGGAGCTTCGACGATTGGAAAATCGCCCTTGAATGGTACGAATTTCGGACGACCGAATCCGACCACTTCTTTTCCGCTCCCGAAAGCGCGAACCTTCACCATGACCATTCCGCCATTGCGCTGATCGCCTGTGCCTGATGTGTTGCCTTCAATTGTCGTGACAGTTTTGCCATCTACTTTGACAACAATGCCAATGTGTGAAATGCGATCCACGCCATCATGTGGAAAATCCATGAATGCAAGATCACCGATTTGTGGATCTGTTTCATGCCAGCGTGAGACTTCTTTGAGTTTGTGCGCGCCCATTGCTGTGCTGACCATTGATGGCAGCTTTACACCGGCGTGATGAAAGCACCAATTGACAAATGAACCGCACCACGGCAATCCGTCGGCTTTTGTAAATTTGCCGTATTTGGTCAGGTTCTCGCCTTCTTCGATTGTGCCAATTTCAGCAATTGCGACTTCTACGACGCGAGCAGCTGTGCCCTCGGGATAGTTACTCATGGCGCAATTGGAAATTCTGCATCATCAGCTTTGCCGCCTTGTGCTGGCAAGTCGCGCAATGCTTGACGGTAGGTTGCCCACGCTGTTTTATCGGTTGGTGCATCTGTGTGCATTGTCCAATCGGTGCGAGCTAATTCAGCATTACGCCATAACTTGATTTGCTCCCACTTCTGCTCATTGGTTGCATCTGAAAACATTGGATTAAAGTAAAATGTCATAATTACGCTACCTCATAACTAAATGTGGCAATCATTTTATCGCCAGTTGCCCAAGTAAATGGAATTGTATTTGCTGATAAAAATGCGTTTGAGGCATAAGTACCAGTAGAATTTTGTAATATCAATTGAAATACGTTTGCTGTTTCGATTAAAATTGAACCAGCGAAACTTCCTATACCATTATCTTCTAAATAAGCATTTCCGGTAGAATAACCGCTATTCGCTGCATTTATCGGTAACGTAATTTGTGGAAAACTAGTAAAAGAGGTTGTACTCCCCCATACTGCTCTATAAAAAATATTTACAATTTTTCCAATTTGCTGGTATTTTGCCGTTACAGTTGCATTTCCAATTGTAAAATTGGCATAAGTAGGTGTCCAAGAAGTCCAAGCTCCTGTGTATTTTAATCCCGTTGTTTCACCACTTGCAGCCGTCAATAATAAATCGTTTGCGCCTACTGCGAGACGAGCTGGAGTGTCTGCCCCTGTTGCAGCGATTAAATCGCCTTTTGCATCAACAATAGCATTTTGAATTGCGTTGCTGTCATCCTGCGCCACCCAAGAGAAGTCCAAATCTGTGCCCGATGCCTTTGCAAGCACTTGGCCAGTTGTACCACCTTTGAGATCGACAAATTGCGTGTCCACGGATGTGCCGAGAGCGGCAATCGCCGTTGCACCATCCTTGACCAAATCTGTCGATTGTGGAATTGGAAAATTGAAGTTCGTCGTTACCGTCGCCACTTATGCCACCGATCCTGTCGCGTCTTCCCATGTGAGTGTTGGGCTGATTGTATTCCAAGTCTCACTTGCAGACACTTGATTCCATCGGAGTGTCACTTGTGAGAATTCAATTGGTGAAGCGTTGATGACGACCGACAAAGCGTTGTAAGAAGCTCTGAAAGTCCAGCCCTCGACATAGCCTTGAAAGGTCGAATCCACGATGTTGATTGGCAGATTTTCGATCTGCAATGGCAAGCCCATGAAAATGTTGAGCAATGCATCGCGATCAGCGTCATCAATTTCCGGTGATCCCAATGGGAATTCGATCGAATCAAAGAATGCTTGCGGATACGCCTTAAGCTGCAATCGACGCTCGGCCACCGAAAGTGCCTGTGTGCCGTCATGGAGATTGGTGTCAAAGATTTCAGCAAATTTGCCGTATTCAGCAATTGAAGCAACATCGCTGACATTGAGCGTTGATCCGTTGCCGTAATTCAAAGTGATGAAATTGCGAACATCGCCGGAGCGCGTAACCGAGCGCAATCCCACGCCAATGGCCTGATTTGCTGAGATTGTTGTGTATCCGTTAGCTGCAAGATAAGTCTGTCGATGAAGAGCGTCGGCATAGCCAATGCGGCCTGATGAATCCTCGAAAAGATAACCGAGTCCGGATTCTGCAATTTGTGCAGCTAATGTGTAGCTTGAAACAGGATCGGCAGATCGAGCAATCATTTCGTATTGCCCAGGAGTATCAATGTCACCAAGTCCAACATTTTCAGCATTTGCCCATGTTGTCGTCGGATCGTAATTTGCCCAAGTCAAAGCCGGTGCGACTTCATTCCAATTGTTCAAAAGTAGATCGCTTAAAATGTCATAAATCTGATCGCCGTCATACTCTTTGGCAAGTGCCAATTCCCAGTTGGCTCGGGCAAGCTTTGACAATGCTCCAAGAGCTGTGATGCGAGCTGTCGTGACATAGCCAATCGATCCTGATGATTGCACCGAGATTTCAAGGTCTGAAATAAATCCACCGTACAAGTCCACATAAGTGCCTGATGAATCCTTGATCGAAATCAGAATGTCAGCACCGACGGTGAATGGATAGTTGTTATTGTCAAAGTTGATGAGCTCGATGTAACCGTAACCGGCCACAGGTTGTTCATAAATTGATGTGCGGCCTGAAGTGATGTTGAGATTTGCCAGCGTCGATGCGCTGTAATCAACCGTGTCGATCAGGATTCGCCATTCCGGCTGCCAAAGCGTCATGATGCAAATGCACCTGCGCCCAATGTGCCGCGATAGCTTGAATTGTTCAAAATGTTGATAATGGTGCGCGCTGTACCTTCAGGATCAATCGCGCCATTCACGGTGATGTTCATGACCGCACCGCCACCGCCGCCAAGTCGATAATTTGGGATGATGTTGCCGCTACCTGATGGAGTAAAGAGTTCAGGGCCACGCTCTCCCACAAGGTAAGTCGTACCGCCGGACACAGGGCCACCGGCAGCTTTACCGCCACCGAAAACCTTGTCAATCAATCCTGAAATGCCTGACACAATTGGATTGGCCTTGACCAACGCAATGAATGACTTGACCTTATCGATGACATCATCAAAGAAGTTCACAACCTTGCCAAGCCCTGTGATCAAAGCTGAAATTGCTATGCCAAGCACATCAAATGCCACTTTGAGAATTGTGCCAATTGCCGGAGCAAGATTGTCTCGAACAAAACCAGCAACGCTCTTGAATAGCGTGAACAATGGAGCAAGGTCATCGCTGTTGGCATTGACCGCATCTTTGATTCGATTCCATGCGCTCGACAATCCTGCAAGTGCTGGCCCGAAAACATTTGCCAAAAATGGCACAACATAATCGAATAAATAACTGTAAAGAGCTTTGAAAGCTGGGATCACAAAATCAACCACAATGCCTTTGATTGTGTTGAGCGGATCTTTGAGATCCTTGCCAAGAGATTCAGACATTTTTGAAAGTGCCGGAATTACCTTGTCCACAAAGCCTGACACAAGCGGCGTAATCGCATCAAGGATAAATCCGCCGACGGTCTCTTTGCCCTCATCAAAAGCTTGTGACAATCGAGCCATTTTGCCTTGAAATGTGTCAGCCTTAGCCGATGCCTGATTTTCAAAAGTATCTGCAAGCTTCTTTGTGATTTCGTCCATTGACAGCGTTTTGAGCTGCGCCGATGACAATCCCACACCAAGCTTTGCCAAAGAGGCTGTGTTGCCTTCCTGTGCCTTTGCAAGAGCATTTGTGACGGCTTCGAGTGACTTACCGCTACCGGCTGAAATGTCGAGAGCTAGTGTCTGAAGCTTTGTTGCCTTGTCCACATCTCCGGTGGCGCGAGCGAGCCGCTCTAGCGATGGCCTCAAATCCGTGTCGGTCACACCAAAAGCAAGCTGTGTTTTGGTTATGTATTGCTCGGTCGCCTTGACTTGTGCGTCGGTCGCTCCGGTAACATTTTGTAATGTGAGCTGCAATTTCTTTTGAGCAGCTTCATCAGCAATGGCAGATTTCACGCCATCGATCGCAAGCTTGCCGGCATAGGCAACCGCAGCAACGGAAGCGGCCGCAAATGCCGCAGCGGCTACCTTGCCAAATTTGCCAATCTTGTCGGAGAATCCTGAGACTTCTTTTTCAGCTCCTTTGACTCCCTTTTTCAGTTCATCAAAATCAGCATCAAAGGTGATCTTTACTTTTGGAATACCGGCCATCAATCCAACCTCAAATCATTGATCACGCCTTGAATCATCGAAATGTATTCTTTGGCAACAATTGGTGTGTAAAAATCAACAGCCGGAGTGATCCAATAGCCGCGTTTGTTGCGCGGTGCTTTGAAGCGGTTTGTGTAAGCGCGACCGATTGAGTCCACGCCCGGGCCCGATCCGTATTCTGTGCCCCATAACAAAGCACCGGCCGGAGCTGCATTTTGTCGCACTTTACCTTTGCCGGATTTGGATGTCTCTCCACCGTACTTTCGGCCGACCTTCTTTGGGCCACCGACATCAACGCGGATCAAGCGATCTCGTTTTGCCGCGATAGTTTGAGCGACAAGCTCTGTTTGTGGAGCTGGCGCAGAATGCGAAAACATCATCAATTGTCCGGCTAGGCGTTGGGATAATCCGTACGCCTTATCGCGAACAACATTTTGAGTTTCTTTGTCGAGCTTGTTGAGAGTTTGAATCAAATTCTTCAATTCGGCTGGCTCAACTTCGATGCTGTACACACCGCGCTTACCTGCCATTGTTTTTCTCCAAAATCTCGATTGCTGTCAAAATCTGCTCCGCCGTCTGCCAACTTTCCATCGGGATGTGAGTCGCGATTGAAAGCTCAACGATTAGTCGATTTAAGCTTCCGACGGGATAACTTTTGGGCTATCCGATCCAGCCTCTACATCTGCAACTGTCTCGATCCAAGCTTCATAAGGCTTGACGGCTTTGCCAGCTGATTCACGCTTCATGGCGTTGTATGCCAAGAAGAGCAGATCGCTGACTCCCATTGAATCGGCTTGCTGAATAGTTTTGCTGAATTTTGATTCCCATTTTGCCCACTCAGGTGGAGCTGCAACATAGGTTGCAGACTCCCCCGAGAAGTATTCAATTGTGATGTTCAGTTTCATTTTTGCTCCCGATTCTGTTTCTTAGCTAAAAGTCTCGGTTGGTGTACCGACGACCTGCATTGACATTGTAAGTGTTTGTGCGCCCGGAGCTGCTCCGCCGACCTGTGGAAATACAGGCAAAACATTGCAAGCAAAAACCGCGCCTGTAACAGCTGTGAGTGACACAGCCAATGTTGTGTTTGGTGCTGTTTCGCAAGCTGTCCACATTGCTTCGCATAGCGAACCTGTTGCGCCCCAATCTGCAAGCATTTCAACATCCAGCGTCCAGCTGTCATCGATCGCTTTGTAAGCGCGGCCATCGAGTGTCTGATAGGTCTCGATTGTGTGCTCGTTTGTGAGTGTGACGCTTGTTGCCTGTGCGTCGTAAGATGTGGTCGCGATCGTCAAGGTCAGATCGCGTCCGGTAATGACGGTCGTTGCCACTTGGTCTCCTTAGTTTGTTTGTGTGTAATAGGTCGAGACTTCAATCTCGCAAGCGAGAATCTCTGACGCGCCTATTTGGACGGGAATTGGATTTGACACATTTCCCAATGTGTAATTTGCCGGCAATGCCGCCAAAATGCTGATTGTAAGCTGCTCGATGTTGTCGAGTGCTGCCGCGTTGGAATACATCGCAACGCCGATTGTGATCACAAGATTGACTTTGACTTTGATGCTTGACTTGTTAATCAAAACTGTTTCAAGGTACGGCGCAAAAGGTACAACCGCAGCAAATGGCACCATCGGTGCTTCAGGTACGGAATCATAAACATTTGCAGCAACGGATGAAATCGCTGTTTTCAAAGCACCGCGAACATCGACGGCAATTGATGATGCTGTCATTGACAAATCGTTTCGACATCAAGATACGGTTGAAGCAATGCCGACACTCTGTTGGTCAAGCTGCGGCCCATTCTGTACGGCGTAGCGGAAAAATCAACGCCTTCAATCTGGCCACCGGCCGCGATTCGGCTTTGGAAGATTTCAATGCACACGGCATACATCGCAGATTCGATGGCCGGATTTGCTGCATAAAGTGTTGCCGCGCCATAGCCTGAAAGAGTAGCTGTGCCATTTGGCACAATCGCTCGCTTTGTGACATCGGCATTTGTAAGAGCTGCCGTGAAATAGTAATCGCCAACTTTGACGACGGTGAATGTTGCTGAAAATGGTGCTGGCAATCCAGCAACGACAATTGATTGACCGATAACAAAATCATGCAATCTTGCTGTGTAGAAATACGCCACATTGTCTTTGAGCTCGTAAGCATCAACGGCGGATTGATTTGCCACAAGAAGCGGCAAGATCACAGCTTCTCCCGAATCAATTATCTGTTCAAGATAGGCATCATTGTAGAGAGAAGAACTCACGCCTAAAACACTTCGCAACTGTGCAGCTGTGATGACGGATGGCATGAGCTCTTCCCTTCTACGGCTGGCCTAGCTCGGGAGCGAACTAGGCCATGATTAATTGGTGGCTATTACGCCTTGTTGTTCTTGAATGCGCCAGCACCGATCTTCGTCGCAATTGCGCCGTATCCGTACATGACGATTGAGATTTGACCTGAAGCAATTACATCAGCGCGTAGCTGATAAGTAGGGCCCTCATACCATGTGTATGCATCAGGATTGACGATCAAGATTGAACCGTCTGTGTCTGTTGTTGCAGCTGTGTTAGCTGTTACATACAGATCAAGTCCTGCAACATTTCCGCGAACTGATGTTGGAGCAACTACGCCGCCAGCATTCTGAGGAACTTGTGCGTTGTAAATTGGACGCCCGCCGTCGTTAAGTGTCATCACATTGCTCCATTGTGAAGTATTCATGATGATGTTACGAGCAAAGCCCTGTGTGTTTGAATAAACTGATGCCGCACCGCGAGCAACTACACCGAGAAGCTCGGCAGCTGTTGGATAGGTTGTGATTGTTGTGCCGTCAGCTGATGCGCCAGCGATCAATGCAGCATTTACAGCTGTATCGGTTGCCTTTGCGTACTGTGCAGCAAGGTTGTTCATCAATTCATTCATGAAGAGTGGATTTGAGCGATCAAGCAACTCAACTGAGAATGTCTGTTGTCCGGCGTACTTCTTAACATCAACTGACACAAATGCAGAATTCTGATCTGTCTCTGATGGTGTACCGGCTTCAGCTGTTACAGCAACGCTTGGAAGCTGTGTGATCTTTGGAATTTCAAATGTCATTCCAGCATCAGGCAACGCGCCGCGAGAAATCGCGTCAATGTTGCTTCGTGTTGTGTTAGCAAGGCCATTGATCACGGTTGTGAGCTGGCGTGTAGGCACTAGACCTGCGTTGTCGCTTGTATCTGCCGCAGCTAATACATACTGACGAGCATCTTCGTCACCGAGTGATGCTTTGATTGTGTTTTCAAGCAACTTTGCAGCTGTGAACTCTAAGCGTGGCTTTGAAGTCCATCCGCCGACAGCTGGCTTTGCGCTTGCTGTTACTGAGTGAGCAGCTTCAACCGTCTCGACGGTATCCGCGTTTGTGACGGTGTTGTCCACTTCGTCTCCTTCTGTTGTTGGTGTTTCCTCTGAATCGATTGTCGAATCAGAATCTTCAGGCTCTACGGCCTCGGTTGCAGCTACTTCAGACACGCGAGCAGATCGCACCGCTGGCTCTGTAACAAGTGCAACACCTGTCAATTCTCCTGCCAAAACACGCATTGTGCCGTCCTTTTCCATTGTGTATTCATCAACGGCCAATTCAATTGAGAATCCGTCGCGTAATCCGGACATTGCCTCTTCAAGTGCATCTGAACCTGATGTCGTATTGGCAATCTTGAATGTTGCATCGATTGAATCTTCATTGACCGACATTGAAAGTGTTTTGCCAATTGGTCGAGTGCGATCATGTTCAAGATTCAATTTTACATCGGTTGGCACCACAGATCCTTTTGCGAAAACAACTTTGCCGGTTGATGCGTTTGCAACTTCTTCAAATGCAACGATGCGACCGGTGATTGTGCGAGCGTTTGAATCCGCCGCTGTGATTGTCATTGGTGTTGTGAGCTTCATAGCAACATGTCCTCTTCCTCGCGGATTTCATCGATCGACATTGCGCCGATGCGATTTAAGATTTCATAAACTTGCGCGCGCTCGTAAGGATTGCCACGCAAGAAATCATCAAGATCAAATTTCACTTCATTTCCAAGCGGTGTGAAATCTTGAAATGACAATCGCTCTTCAATGATTGACATGTAATTTCTGAAAGCAAAATCCACCAGGTCGCGACGCTTATCCAGCGCGTTTGAATAAGTGAATGAAGATTGCTGTGAATCTGTGAAATAAGCTGGCAATCCACAAGCTCTGCTGAGCTCTAAAGCAACATAGTTTCTCGCTTCATTTAACTGAATCGATTTTGGATCAAAGCCAAGTGTTTCAAGCGATACATCAGCATTGAGAAATGCTGTTGATTTATTTTGTCGAGCTGTACGCCAAGCCGAAAGCAATTTTGCAACGCGATCAGCCGGAAGTGATGTGCCATTTGATCGCAACACCATTTGTGGAATTGGCTCAACAGCAAAATTCATTGCAGCCTTTTCGAGTGCCGCAGCTGCGCGAATTGTGCGGCCAGCGCGTGAGAGCAATCCTTCTTGTGTGCCGGCGAATACGACTAAATAATTTGGATCAACATAAGTGCCGTCGATGGCATAAGAATTGATCTCTGTGCCATTTGCATTTGTTGTGATTGAAATGCGCTCCGGTGCAACACGCTCCATTGCTCTGATTTTTCCTGTGTCAGCATAACGCTCTGTGACAAGAGCATACGCGCTCGGGAAGAAGAAGAGATCGGAAATGATCCAGCTCCAAAATGTCACTCCGGGAATTCGTGGATCAGGTTGATTGATCACGCGCGGTTGTGCGACTTTTTCGCCGGTTGCTGTGTTGCGAGTGTGCATCGGTAATGATGCAATTGTCTGAATGATGCCAAGTGCGCGAGCGCATGTAGGCACACTCATTGCTTCAGCTCGTGATGCTTGTGCTATGCCAGCAAAGAAAAGATTTTGTTGCTCGGCGTAGTACGGCGCGATTGAAGCTTCAATGTCGTTTGTTGGCTGTGCCGGAGCAGCGGTGATCGCCGTTGGTACAAATAGATCGCGAAATCCCATGCGCTAATTCTGTCACCGCTTATACGATCAGCCGACCATGATGTCAAGATCCGTCTCAGGGCGTGTCGCAAAGTGTGTGACGAGAGCTGTGGCCACGCAAGCCGTCACGGTCGCTTGTGACGCTCTTCTTCCAATAGTCCAGCCACCATCCCCAAAAGGTAATCGAGCGGCTGATAAAATCTGCTTGGATAACTCTGCCTGATTTTTGTGACGCAATCTCTTTGATGTAATCGCTCCCAATAATTCATCACAAGCTTGGCCATAAAGTGCGCCATCGATGTCGGTGATTGGGATTCCGGCTGGCACAAGCCGCGCCGCAATTGCTGAAGCTGTGCGCTTGCTGTACGCAACAACCTCAACGGGAAATTCGCGACAATACGGCGCAATGTCATTTGCGACCGCTTTGTCATCAAGCGAAATTGGATTGTTCCAAGTATGCAAGAGCTTCACAAAGAATCGCTCGCTGTCGATTTGTTGAGCGGCCACGAGAGCTGCCGATTTACGATCCGGCGAACAATCCACGCCAAGCCATGTTGTCTTTTCGGGATCTAGCTCCAAATCTTGTTCGATGCATTCATTCCATTCATCGCTTGGGATAGCTGCGGAAATTGTGGCCACCCATCTGCACAACACCTCGGTTTTTACAACATCCGGTGGATCATTGAGCACAGCTCTTAGATTGTCGATGTGTACGGTGTGGCCAAGTGCCGGATTGGCCATTGCAGCACCTTTCCAAAATGCTGGCGAATCATCGATCTTCTCGTAATTGGATGACCATTCAAAATAACCAATGTCATCGCCTTTTGCAGCTGACATCCCTCTTTCGCGCAGCTGATTGAGCACAATGCTGTGTTGGTCTCCCGCATTCGACAGCGTCCAAAGCTGCGGATTTTTCGCGGCCATCATGGTGTACCTCAAGCTGGCCCAAGTGGTTTCATCTTTGAGCTCGCGTGTTTCATCCACAAAAACTGTCTCCGGCTTTGAAATTCCACGCGCAGCCGATCCGCCAGCTTTGACCATGTACCGTGAGCCGCCAAATTTGGATTGTAACTCAATCTCTTCAGATCCATGAGCCCATCGGATTTTTTTGACTTGGCTGGCAAGTGACTCATTCTCTTCGATGATGTTCACAATGTCTCGAAAAGTCTCTAACGATGTCGTGAGCCGGTGAGCTGTGCCGATCTGAAGCCCATCACGCCACAAGAAGAGTCCGGCCAAAATCCGAAGCTTCATGAGCGTGGTCTTTCCTTGTTGTCTCGCTACGACGACGGTTATTAGGGGATGAGCCCATCGGCCGTCAGGCTTTACTTTGTGAGCTTCCATTGCGAGCCATTTTTGCCACGGGAGCATCGGAATCCCGATCGAATCAGCAAAATCAATCAATTCAAGCCCACGCGACGGCAAATCGAGCAGCTTTGAGTGAATTCTTGGCGATTCTCGGCCAATAAGAGCTTCTGTAGTTCTCTCTTCAACCTGTGTGAGCCGTTTTGAGCCTATTGCAACCACTTGGCCACCTTCTGTGACCTTCTCAGGGCTATTCATGGCTCTTCGAGTCGTTTGGTGGTGAAATAAGACCGCGGG